CACCGTCACGCCGTAATGCGTCGTCGAGCTGGTGAACGTGCATGGCGTCCACGATGGCCCGACATCACCGCCCGTTGACGTGGTGGCATAACGCCCATCGCCATCGGCGCGGGTGAGAACACTCGTTGACGCCGCCACCCCCATTGCCCGCTTGGTGAACGTGTCCGCGCCGGTTTGCTCCACCAGCCCCGCTACGGCGTCCAAACCGGCCAAGGCGGTCAAGGTAGCGTCCACCGGCTGCAACGTGCTGAGATCGCCGGTTATGGCGATAATATCGGCCTGCGCGGCAGCAAGGTCTGCTTGTGAGGCTGCGAGGTCGGCTTGGGTCGTAGCCAAATCGGCTTGGGTCGTCGCCAGATCGGCAATCACGCCATCCTGCGCGGTTTCCTGCGCCTCGATCTTGGTCACCACCGACTGCCACCATGCCTGGAACGCCTGGAGGGGAACGCCCAGCTTGTCAGTGATGGCGATGCCGCGCGGCAGGCGAGGCAGGCGAATGGCCATATCCTATCTCCCGCCGAACTTTTCGTTAACCAAGACATCGGATATTCTGAACCCAACCGGATCGGAAACGCGCCATTCCGCCAGCAAGCCCGGTGCCGATGCCATGCCAAGCCCGCGCCATTGCACCCGCTGGCGGTATTCGCCCTGTTCGCCCAAAGTCCGGGTTTTCCACGGTCCCCATGTCTTGCCGCCATTGCGCGATAGCCGCATTTCGATACGCGGATCGGCATACTCGCCGGATAAATAGGGGGTGTTTCCGGGATTTGTCCTGAGCGTGACATTGTTGACCGTGACCCCGCCCGCATTGAGCGCGAAACCGCCGCGAAACCGCCGTTCCAGCGTCAAGCCGTCGTCGGTGTAGTCCGCGCCCCAAGTCAGCGTCTTGCCGTCCACCGCCGAGCCGAACACCCCGCCCGAATAGCATTGCGCCGCAAAGCCGGTGCCGCCGTACGACTGGAACTGGGACCACATGCGGTTATTGCGCCCGAACACCCATGTTCCCGCGTCGATTGTCAGCGCGAGGAATTCCTGCGTTTCATGCGTGAAGGCCCACAACCGGCAAGTAGCCGATGCGGTAATCTTTTCCTCAAGCCCGGCATTGGAAACCCGCTGCGGTTCCTGCCCGTTGAGGTAGACCACGTTATCGTTGCCGACCCATGCGAAGGTTGAACCGAACAGCGAAGCGCATCCCGTCGCACGAATACCGCCCTCAAACACCCGGCTTTCGAGTGGCTGGATTGGCAAGGCCGGATCGCCAGTATTCAGCCAGAATTCGACCGAACCCGCGCCGAACAGCACCGCGATGTCATCAATCCACAGCCCATCGAGCAACTTGTCGGGCAGGCTTTCCGCCGTGATGAAATCAAGCGCGTCAACCGTGGCAGCCAGCGCAGGGGTAAAATACAATTTGCCGGTATCGGCGCGGATCATCCAGAAGCGCGAGCCGCCGCGAAACACCTTCGACACGTCTGCCGCATCGGGAAATGCCACCGCGATAAGCGTCAGGCCGTCCCAATAATGCAGCGATGTCCCCGCCGTCACCATCAGGCCAATCTCGTTACCCGCCATCGACACCGGGCCGAACCCAGAGATTGCGCCAAGGTCCATTGTATCGCGGTACAGCGTCTGCGCCGAAACCCCGAACAACGCGCCGGAGAGAACGCCATCCTCTTTCATCAGGCATTCAACCGGGCCTGCGCCCATGTTTGCCGCGCCCGAATCCAGACCGCGCCGCGACTGCAAGGCAATGCCGGTTTCCTCTGTCGGCGCTTCGACCGCGTACATATTGATAACCGGCAATTCGGGCATGTCGCCTTCGGACATTTCAAATGCCGAGGTGCCGAATTTCATCCGCATCAGATGCCCCCCAGCATATACGATGCGGGGCGTTCGACATCTTCCATTTGCACCCTAAGCCGTTCTGCGCGCTGGGTCAATTCGCTAACCGTCAATTGGTTGATGCCGTCGCCATATCGACCCATCAGCCGTACCGCGAGATTGGCAATCAACGCCTCTTGATATTCCTCGGGGAAATCGACGGTTTCGGCGGCGCTGGTGATCGTGTCTGGCTTGCGGCGATAGTCAATGGTCAGCACCGTTTGCGCAGGCGGGACGGGCCAGACATACATTACCGTCGCGTCACGCTGGTTCGAGACATAGAACACCGTTGGCACGCCCACCGCAGCCTTGTTTGGCAGGATCAGATAGTCATCGCGGCCAAAGCGCGCGAGCTGCCTTTCGGTGGTGCCTGAATGCCGCGCGGAGATAATCTCTTGCACATCGGCAGCGAGTTCGCCCGATGGACTGGCGGCGGGAATGGTGACAGTGCCGGTGGTTTCAAGGTGCAAACCGCCCTGCCACGACTTGATCAGTCCGTTAAGCTGGAACAGCGCGTAAGTCATTTCACTGGCGTCGGGGGATTCACCCAGACCAGTAACGCCAAGCTGGGCCAGCGCCTGTTCCACGACTTCGCGCGCGGTCAATGACCACGCCGTAATTCCACTGGTTGTCATGGATTATTCTCCTACGCCCAAGCAGATGGGGCGGTGTCTCGTGCCGTCACCCAGTCGCCAATGGTGCCGTCGCGCGCGGTTATCCAGTTGATGCCGAATGCCATCGCCGCAGTGTCCGGGTTGTCGTTTGCGGCGATACTCGCGCCGGTCGTGACGGTAACTGCGACCGATGCTGCGTCAGGGCCATCAGTTGCGGCGATGCTGGCCGATGTTGACCCCAGATTGGAGTTGGCCGTGACCGCCGCTGTGTCCGGACTATCGGTTGCAGCAATGCCTGTGCCAGTGGTGACCCTGACTGTGACCGCCGCCGTGTCGCCAGTATCGGTCGCGGCAACTTGCGCCGTGGTCCAGCGCGCGGCGGTGATCGCGGCGGTGTCGGGATTGTCGGTTGCCGCAATGCTGGCAGTGGTCGCGGGAACGCCTGTAATAGCGGCTGTGTCAGCCCCGTCTATCGCGGCAATACCCGCATTCGTTACCGCCGTCGTGGCCAACGCATCGGCGGTTAGCGTTGCCGCCAAGGCGTGTCCGGTATTAGTCCAATGCACCCGGTCTGTGTCGTATTCAGCCGGGATGGCAGTAGGGGCGGTGGTGCAATCGGGAAACGTGCCGTACAGCTTCAATTGCGCCGTCTTGCTGTCCGCCGCGCAGATCGTCCGCTGCGCCGCATCGTACTGGCTGTAAGTGACCGGCTGAACCGCGATGTCACCGCGCAACCCGTGCGAGATCAGCAGCACCGGGCAATTCGCCACCGCTGCGCGCAAGGATGCAATCGTGGTATTGTGGTCGGCGATGTAGTTGGCGATGGTCGGTTGCGTGAAATAGTCGTTTTCAGTGAGCGGGACGATCACCAGATGCGGCGCAATCAAGGCCATCGGTTGATAGGGCGTTGCGCCCTTCGCGCGGTAGTCAGCGACGGAATAACCATAATGGCTGGCGTCGATGACGTGGAAGCCCTTGGCCTCATCGCCATTGAACAGGCGAACGCCTTCCATGACAAACAGATTGGTATTCTGCGACGTGATCTTTATCTTGGTCGCAGTGCCGCCAAGCGATCCCGACTGCCAGCGCTGCGAATCTACCGCGCCACTTGCCAATGTCGGGGTGGCAAAGGTGACGTAACCCGCGCCGATGTCGATTTCGACCTTGATCGAATTTGAAGCCGCTTGACGCTGGTAGTGAATATCAAGACTGGTGACGCTGATCCCGGTCAGTTCATAACCCGAGTTGGTGGTCGTCGATTGCCCCGCGCGCATCCCGAGGCCGGTCTGGCTGAGCAATTGCGTCGGCGCGGTGCCAACCAGCGTGAAGCCAGAGCCGCCGCCATCGCCAAAGAACGCCGCGAGATAGCTGGTAACCGGCGGGGTGACGCCCGAAACCGGATATTTGGTATAGAGATCGTCGCGGAATTTATCAATCCAGCGATTGCCGAGGCGCGGCGAGGATGACAGACCTTCGCCGATGCTGTCGCCCTGGACGATGATAACAACCGGCGCGGTGGTGCGGTTGGTGATGGCGGTTTGGAATGTATCGAGAGCAGACGGGTTGGCAATCAGGCCAACAGTTATCATGGCTGCGAGTGCGGCTGTGTCGCTGGCGTCGTTCGCCGCAACTTGCGCGGTCGTCCAGTTGGTGGCTGTTAGGGTGGCTGTATCGCTGGATTCGGTGGCTGCGATTGATGCGGATGTAGTGCCACCCGCAGCAACCGTCTCCCCCAACGAAACGCCAGCCAGCGCACCACCCCGCGTCCCCGTCTCATTGACGGTGATCGGGCCAAATGCGCCGAATATGGTGCCATCGCGGGCCATATCAGGCCAGCACTAGCTTGGGATCGTTGTACCAAGTCGTCGATGCCTTGCCCGCTTTGACATAGGCATAGACGTAGCCCTTTTGCGCGGCGGTGAAGCTGAGCGTCTGCTTGCAGCGCATACCCGCCCGGAATACCGCGCTGCCGTCCGTCACTGAGCCGCCGTCAACCGCGCTGGCATATCCGCCCGGTTCGGACCCTGCCGAAGTCCCCGCCGTGGTGCAGAAGAATATCCGCCCCGCATTGCTGGCGACCTTGCTCACGTCGCCCAGTGCATAGACCGTGCTATCCGCCCGCGCCGTCGCCAAGCTATCCCAAGCCTCAGTCGATGCCGTCAGGGCCGCGCCCGTCGCCAGCCCATCGGCTTTGGTGCCGGTGACAAAACTGCCTTGCGGGCTGCTCGCATCGCCCAAGTATTCCAGATCAAACCAGACTTCATCGTTCAACGGGAGCGAGGCCGCGTTGATGATGAATTCCAGCGTTGCCGTGGCCGCACTGGTGCTGTCCTGCCAGATCGCAATCGGCGTGGCTTCAAACGGGAACGCCCACTTGGCATTGGCGGTGGTGGTAATCTTGCGGCTGAGTGCGGTCGTGCCATCGTTCCAACCGCCCGTGCGGACGATGATGGTTTCGTCAAGTTGGGTGCCGTAATAGTGGTATTTTTGCTCGATGTAGTTGGTCCCGGCGCTGTCGGTGCGCGATACGAGAATATGCAGGCCCGGACTGGTCGGCGTGGCCGCAACCGTTACCGATGCGCCAAGTTTGCAATCCTTGACCCATACAGATGACACACCGGATGCGGCGGGGAACAGGGTCTTACCCGACCCCATTGCCGACAGATCCACCCCGTCAAGGTACAGATCGCCGCCCTGATATTGCCCGACAAGATTGGTCGGGATGGTCGCCCCGGCAATTGCGTTGGGAGTATCGCGCCAGCGTACATCATTGTTAAGCCGGATGCCGTCCGTCGCCGCGCTATGTTTGAAGGTGGTATTGATCAGCAAGCAGTTCTGCAGGGCGAAAGCGTTGGTCGCGCCGGTTGTCCCCAATTTCGCCAAGATGCAATTCTTGAGTACAGTGTACGTGCCGCCAATCGTCAGGGCCACGGTTGTAGCGCCTGTTCCGCACTGGAACTGGATGCCTTCAAACCATGTCGTCCCGCTGCCCGCCGTGGACATGGCATTCGCGCCGGTGGTGGTGATCGTGGCAGTCGTGCGCAAGTCAGCCGAAACAGGCGGCACCGAGCCAGTGTGGTCAACGCAATAGACGAAACACGGACTGGCCATCGTCCCCGGAGAAGTCATGGTCATGGCGCTGGCCTGCGTCTCGGCATGATCGCCCGCCACATAAAACACATCTCCCGCCGCGCGCCCGGTGAAGGCCGCCGCCAGTGTCAGGAAGGCATTGGCCCAGTCAGCCCCGGTTGCCGCGCCGCCTGCACCTGATCGGACGTAATAACTTGCCATCAGACCCGCGCCTCACGAATTTGCGCCGCCAGCAGCGCGTAGGGCTGGAACTTGCCGACATGCAGCGCCTGCACCGCCTCAAGTGGCCACCCGCTCGCATAGGCCAGCGTTTCAGGCGGCATCGAGGCGAGGTATTCGCCCACGAACAGCGCGGCGGTGCCAGTGATCGACGTGGCGATAGCCGCCAGCGCCGTGCCATTGTCGGCAAACGTCGAGTAATCCAGTGCGATAACCGCCTGCGCGCCATCGGCCTTGACTGCTTCGATATTGGCCGCGATCTCGCCAGCTTTCAAAGCCGCCGCAATCTCGATAGCCCGCGCCGCCAATGCCGCGTCCAGATCGTCCTTTTCGCCAGCCATGTAGGCGACAGGATGCTCCACGCCCTGATCATCGGTGTGGACTTCCTGCACCCAGCGCCGCCCGTCGATTTGCGGGGAGACAGAGGCGATTGTACTGATCATGCCAAGTCCCCGTTAAATGGATCTTCAAACGTGGCGCAGGCCGCGCAATGACCCCGCCCGAATATGCCATCAATCCATGCCGCGCCAATGACGCCCCAGCGCTTGCCCCGCGCCGCCGCCCATCCCATCAGGCCAGAGATTGACCGGCGCGGGTTGGGCTTGAGAACGGCGAACGGGATGTAGACGAACGTCAGCACCGCCGTTTGCACGAACAGGTCAACCGCCAGCGCCAGTGCGATCAGGCAAACGATGGTGCGGTTGAGCATGGCTTAATGCCCATAAGTGGCTGAGGATAGGCGCCACGAAGTTATCGCAACCGGCTGCCCCGATGTCGTTGGCCCAACCGTAATATCGCAGCCCGATACGCCCGCGCTAAAATCAATCACGCCGTTGGTCGATCCATCGCCCGCCGAAGTGCAAACCCGCGCCCATGTCGCCTGATTGCTGGACGAGGCGTTGACGTTTGACGGCAGCGTTGGCGACAGCACCGATGGCAGCGCCGTAGTCGCGCCCGCTGCGAACGGGGTGCCGAGCGTAAACGGTCCCGCCACCAGCGTCAGGGCATGGGTCGTGCCCGGTCCCGCTGGCTGTGTCCCGGTAAACAGATACAGCTTGCCCGCATTGCCGACCGCCGTGGTGATTGCGTCCATGCGGGCTTTCTCAAGCGCGGCGCTGTAGTTCAGTTTGCTTGCCATATTATTGCTCCGTCAATGCGCTACAGGCTGGCGCGTGTGGTGGTGTTGGGGATGTCATCACTCTGATTATCGGGCCGCGCATTAGGCAGCGGGACGCCCTCAGGCTTGACGTGAGGCGGGGAATATTGTGGCGGCTTGGGATCGTAGTCCTTGGTGCAGACCATCAGGCCATCCCACGCCTTGCGCAGTTGGCGCAGGGGGAAT